TGGACGAACTAATCACAAAAGTAGAGCAGTGGGCTAAAGATAAGGGATTGGATCAAGCTGATTCAAAATCACAATTTTTGAAAGTAGCCGAGGAATTCGGGGAAATCGCTTCAGCAATGGCAAGAAGTAATGACGAGCTATTTAAAGATAGCGTAGGAGATGTAATCGTCACGCTGATTATCCTTTCCATGCAAAAAGGGACAAACGTACAAGAGTGTTTAGAAATGGCATACAACGAAATCAAAGGACGCACAGGAAAAATGGTAGATGGTGTGTTCGTGAAGTCGAGTGATTTGGAGGAACAGCGATGAATAAAAAAGTATTAATTGATAAACAAGCATTGATTGATAAATGGGAAAATGAAACAAGAGCGCCAACATTTGAAACGAGAGGAGTTACCGAACGTGATTCAAATGATGACATGTATACTTTCGGATATGGCGTGGCTCGAAAAGAAATCCTAGAAGATTTAAAACAACTAGACGAACCGAAGAAGCTAATTGTTAAGCCAATTGTGGCAGGTTGGATCGAAAAAAGTACCGATAATTTAACAAAAGCTGAAAAAATAGCGTATTTAATCAAATCTAAAGATGGTAATTCATATTATTTCTGTGATTGGTTTGTACGAGATGGCATATTGACGCAAGAACAAGGAGAAGAATTACTCGCTTGGGCAACGAGACAATCATATGAAACACTATTGAGCCTACACAACGGCTACGAGGTTGAGAAAGAACCGTTGTACAGAGTTAAAATAGGCGAGGGATATTTCGTTGAGTATCAAGGAAGAGGCGCGTTGATTATGCCTGACTGTAATAAAGAAATTAAGATATTTGATTCGAAATCAGATGCCGAGCGTACTGCTCAGACAATCGGTGGAACAGTGGAAGAGGTGGCAGAAGGATGAGCGATTACTTAACAGCAGAACAATATGAATATGCTAGAAAAACAGGAGATTGGGAATCGGGTAAAGTTCTCACTCATGGACAAGCGCTCAACGACAACCAGAAAATCGTGTTGGAGTGGTTGAAACTAACTGCGCCAACAGGAAAGCCAATGCAAGTTGTATTTTGGATGATGAATAATGCAGCATGGGGGCATTTAGATGAATTAAGGGATCCTTTGATGGAATTAACAGACAAAGAGCAATTCGAAGCCCTAGCAGCATTCGCTCAATGGGGATTAGAACAGGAGGAAGCGGGATGAAAAAGACAATAAAAACAGAAGAAGCATATATTGAAGTATTTGACACACTAGCATGCAACATGGGTGTACACATATACTCAAACACTGATCCAGATATGTTTGTTGAAATATACTTAAGTCAACGAGAATATAAAGCGCTATACAAGATTTTAGGCGAGTTTGCTAAGGAGGAAAAAGAATGAAGATTTATGTAGTAAAGTTTGGGAATCAATTTTACAGAAGTGATGAACGTTCTATAGGGGCTAACACATTATCCCTTGTAGATTTTCTTCAAAACGCGAGATGGTTTGATAACCTCGAAGAAGTTAACCAGGTTTCACGAAGACTTGGTGGATTAACGCAAGTATATGAACTGGTCACTGTCGATCACGAGGGGGTAGAAAGATGAAACTAAAAGACGGATTTTACACTGATGCTTATGGAATTGGTGGTTTGATGATGGATCTACCAACTAAGAATCCTATAAAGCAAGAGGAATCAGAAATTAAAGTCGGCGATATGGTTCGTTGTATAGTGGAAGAGTTCATTCATCCAATTAGAGGGTATGTAGAACGTGTGTACAATCATTCAGCAGTTATTCGTATTGAGAATACGATGGACTGTGACAAAGAGCTAGCGAAGAGCAAAGCGAATATTGCAGTTGTTCGATTAGTGGATATGAAGGCTATATAAACAGCGAAAAAATGTACTTCTAAGAGAAAAATTTATTTTTTATAAAAATAGGAAAGTATCATTATGAAAAAGACCACAGAGATAAATAAACCTACCACATAAAAAATGAATATTTCTTGCGATTCAATATAGGTATATTTAACAATTTGTACAATAAAAAATACTATAGGTAAAAAAGATAACATGAGGAGCTTATTTGTTCTAGAGTGTTTGACAAAGTAACAAAATGCGACGATACCAATACAAACGGGAATCCAAAATAACAGCATGCTCCACATAGTCACTCAACCATCTCCTATACGCTTTATTATCAATAGATAATATCATTTTTCGTAATAAAGATAAAAAAATAAGTAAGGCTTCTCATTAAAATATAAAAAAGACAGCCGACCACTGGCTGTCCTTAGCAGAATATTGAAATAGTGAGCCATCTGTTTTCCGCCAGATAGCTCAACATGTATATGGGTAACGAGTGCAACCTCGCTACTTGAAAAGCTTAGCATAAGCATGGGTATAAAAAAAGCCGGATTCCTCCGACCTTAATTAATAATTCTGACACAATTATTATATCATAAATGGAGGAATCAATGGATGGTACTTTTCGATGTAAAGAAGTATGAGACACCAGAGGCAAAAGATGTGGATATGGATCGCACAAAACATAATGTTGGTGTTTTTCTTTCAGCATATCTGTCAGCTAGATGTAGGATAGGTCAACCTCGAGAACCAAAAGTGACAGCATCTTATTCCTTGGTTCCACCTTCTACAGCTGATCATATATTTGAAGCAGAAAGAATGCTGATCGATAAAGAAGAAGCACAAGAAGAATTTGAGTATCTGCATAAATTGTTTGTTCGAGGCTATTCAGCGATACAGCATCCGCATAAGCCTGATGTGACTGAAAGGCGCAAGAAGATATTCTATGATCGTTATATCAATGGTCTGCCCATTTATGTAACTGCTCAAAGAAATAACACGAGTGAAGAATCTGTCAAGCTAGAATCAAACAAGATTATCATTCAATTTGCTTCATCGTTAGAACTGGTTGCTTTCAAGTAGCCAGTTTTTACATTTTTTATACCCTTTTATTACCCATTTGGTTTCCATTTTATACCTTTTTTATACCAATCACTTACCTATTCAATGTTGTATTATGATAGTGTCGAAAGATTAGTGATAGGTCTGAGACAAAATAATAATAAAAGGAACATCGTTTTATTATTGTTTCACAATTAAGCTTCGATAGACAGCAGCGGAAATATTAAGAATAAGGATGTGAATTTCAACTCCTTCTGATTGTTCTTATTATCTATCATCCGTTGCTGTCTATTGTTTTTTTTAATTATTCACACGATAACTAAAGGTAAGTGAAGAGAAATGATTCCATTAATAATTTCAATTTTTGCGCTCTGTCTTAATGTCTATATGATTGGATTTAAAAATGGGCAAAATAAAAAATAGTAGCAGCCAAGAATAATTTTATAGTGTCGCTGTGGCGGAAGTAGAGAGACGCAAAGGTGAAGGTAGGTTGTGTACGGCGGACTACTGGGACCTTGTACAAAACTAGAGCGGACTAGTGCATGAGTGGTGCAATCCCACTCCAGCGACTTTGGGTTTGCGGTACAAGATCCCGAAAGTAAAACCGCATTGAGATTGAGTAGTAGTGGAGGCAATCAGACCCATATACTATTCTATGGCTACTACAAGATGAATAGGCAATCTCAATTATATAGCATGCTAGAGCTATACCTCACGAGCTTCTCTGAGGTGTAGTTTTTACATATTAGATCACTCAATGAGTGGTCTTTTTATTTAACACAAAGGAGACTGCATGATGAGAAACTACTGGTACGTATCACTGTCTAATAGGTATCCACAGCCGAATGAAAATGATCTAGTAAGAGTCGTCCAGTCAGTACAAATCAAAAAGAAATACTCCATTATTGAAATGACCAGAGAAGCTACGCCAAAAGAAATTGATAAATGCAAACTTATTTATTGCGGTCAAGGTTTCTTTGACGAACCAAATATTCAAAATAACATCAACAAGAATTTGAGGGATTAAAATGCAGATTGAAATAATGAAGTTGGCAGATTTGAAACCTGCTGACTATAATCCGATTTAAAGATATTGATTGAAGCTGATCTTATGTTGAAAGATATCGATAGTTAGAGGATAATTAAACTAAAAATATTGGAGGACATAAGATGGTTTTAATTATCTTATTTGATCATAATGGTAATTTTATGTGGTCAAGTTTAGCAACTTTAGCTAGTTTTATAGCTGCATGTTTAGCTTATAGAAGTTCAAGTAAAAATAGTAAAATTCAAAAAGAAATTGCTCAGCAACAAATAGATGCTAATTTAAAAGCAAAAGCAAGAATAGAATGGATAACCGAGGTACGAAACTTAGTTAGTAAATATTTATCTTATCTGTTCGATATTAAAATATTGGTTAGCAGAATGCAAGATATTGAAGAGGAATTAAGTGGTTTAGAGAAGAAAATGAATCAAGAACCAACTTATATTAATAGACAAAAGGAGTTAAAAATAAAACAATTAAAAAAAGAAGAGGAATTAATGATTTGTATACAAGAATCCATTTTAACTGCAGAAAAAATATTACTTCATTTCAGCAAAAAAGACGAGCATAAGGCTATTGAGAAAGAGTTATCAGATTCTGTAGATATTATAAAAGATATAGAGGCAAGAGAAGCGAGACCAGGTTTCTACAATTTGCATTTGCCAAAAACTGATAAAACTTACGCTAGTGAAATGAGAGGTTTGATTGATAATTCAATTACTAGTATACGTAATATTTTTCGTGAATATCTAAAAACTGAATGGGACAGAGCGAAAAAAGGCGAATAGAAAAACAAAACTCAACCTAAATAGATTGTGAGGTGGTGTGTATTGAATGGCAAGAAAACGAGATCCAAGGCGTGATGAAGCCAAGAAAATTTGGTTAGAATCTAACGGAGAAAAGCAGTTAAAAGAAATTGCATCTGAATTAAATGTTTCAGATTCTCAAATTAGAAAATGGAAATCGCAAGACAAATGGAGCGCTGAATTGAAAAGTAACGTTACCAATGGCAAAAGTAACGTTACTAATCAAGGTGGCGCTCCTATTGGTAATCAAAATGCTAAAGGTAACAAAGGAAACAGCAGAGCATCACCACCTAAGAGAAACAAGAATGCTTTGAAAACAGGCGAATATGAAACAATATTCTTTGACACGTTAAGCGATGACGAAAAGGACATCTATTCAAGTTTGGATGATGATCCTTCTTTTGTTTTGTCTGAGGAAATACGGTTGTTAAAGATACGCCAGTTACGAATGATGAAACGGATAAAAGAAGCCGAGTCAGGTTTAAACGATGAAGAGGTTGATCGCCTGCAACAAATGCGAAAGATTAAAACGCCAATCGAAAAGGATGGTAAAAAGCTAGAAATCAAGCGTGATGTTATGCAAGACGTACAGGTCTCAAGAAAGACTTATCGAAAAATAGATGACATTTTGTCTATTGAAGATGCGCTTACTAGAATCAGCAACCAATTAACGAAGGCAATCAAGCAGCTTAATGCATTAGCTACAGAGGAATCAAGAAACAAAGTATACAACAACCAAGCGAATAAGCTTGAAGTTGAAATTGATATGCTGAAACTAAAAGCTGATTTGTTACGCAATGATTCTGAAAAATCTGCCGAAGAAAAACTTGATGAGTTGTTAGAAAAGATTAGTGGTGAATTAGATGGCACTAGTTGAGATTTATAACCCAAAGCAAATCGACGTGTTAAATAAAACCATTAAGAATGATTGGTTCATTACTTTATTACATGGAGCAAAACGTTCTGGGAAAACAAAAATAAACAATGATTTGTTCTTGTTTGAATTGCGACGTGTGCGAAAGATTGCCGATGAAGAAGACATTAAGGAACCAATGTATATCCTAGCAGGGGTTTCAAGTGCAACAATCCAAAAGAACATCTTACAGGAACTATACAACATGTACAGCATAGAACCTAAATTCGATAAACATGGAAACTTTAAGTTATTTGGCGTTAAGGTCGTACAAGCTTATACAGGAAACATTGGCGGTGTTGGTGCAATTCGTGGTATGACAGCATATGGCGCTTATATCAATGAGGCATCACTAGCTAGACAAGAAGTATTTGCTGAAATCGTTTCACGTTGTTCAGGAACAGGAGCGAGAATACTAGCTGATACAAACCCTGACAACCCGGAACACTGGCTAAAGAAAGAGTATATCGACAATTCAAGTAAAAACATTCAATCGTTCCACTTTGAATTGGATGATAATACTTTTTTATCTGAACGCTATAGAAATAATATTAAAGAATCAACACCAAGCGGCATGTTTTATGATCGTGATATCAAAGGTTTATGGGTTTCTGCAGAAGGTGTCGTTTATCGTGATTTTGATGCTAGCAAGCACTACATCCAGTCAAAAGACTTACCACCTTTGAGCAACTTTTATTGTGGTGTTGACTGGGGATATGAACACTGGGGTTCAATCGTAGTTATAGGTGAAACGGATGACGGAACAGCTTATTTAATCGAAGAACATGCTACTCAATTTGAAGAGATTGATTATTGGGTAGATGTAGCAAAAGGGATTCAAGAGCGATACGGCTTACGAGTGCCTTTTTATTGTGACTCTGCGAGACCGGAGCATGTGGCTAGATTTGTAAGAGAAAAGATTAATGCTAAAAATGCTCATAAAGCACGGTTATCTGGAGTTGAGGAAGTCGCCAAGAGATTTAAACAAGATAAATTGTTTATCTGTCAAGATAGAGTGATGAAATTTCGGGATGAAATTTATCAATACATTTGGGACAAGAAAAAAGGCGAGCCAATAAAAGAATATGATGATGTGCTAGACTCCGTTCGATATGCGATATATACTCATGAGCTTCTTAAGAAACCAAAAGTTAATGTCAACGAAAAGATTAAACGTGTTAAGCGCATGTTTTAAGGAGTGTGAGAAATGAATAAGGTAAACGAGTTTGAACATGGATCTGATATACATTATTCTAACGACGTGAACACAAATTATGTAAAGTTTAGCGTAGATTCCAATCTTCACTATAGGTTTAGCTCAGCAGAAGATTTACTTAACGATTTAGATACTTTAGCAGCAATGATAAAACATCATCATGAATATCAAATAAAAAGGCTAAGTGTACTAGATGATTATTACAAAGCTAGAAATACAAATATCATGGATAACCGTAGACGTAGAGAAAAGGAAAAAGCGGATCATCGATCAGCACATAACTTTGGAAAAGTTCTTTGTACGTTTGATGTTGGGTACAACACAGGCAATCCTATAAAAGTGCAAATCGAGGACACAAATCAACAAAAAGAAATCGAAGAGTTTAATACTAATAATGACATAGATGGGTTAAATGCTGAACTCTGGCTTGATATGGATAAGTATGGGAGAGCCTATGAGATTATCTATCGAGATTCAGATGATACAGATTATGTTGATTTGGCTAATGTATTTGAAACGTTTGTTGTATATGATACTACAGTAAAACGAGAGCCTATTTTGGCTGTACGGTATCCTAAGACAAGATTCAGCAAGGATGCTGATAAACAGTACATTCAACCAATCGTATACACAAAAGAAAAAAGTATCACTTATGATGAGACGACACTAACAGCAATTGAGTTAAAGAATCCTCAAGATGAACCGCATGAATATAAAGAGGTACCTATTACAGAGTATTCTCCTAATCGTTTTCGGATGGGCTTGTATGAAGATGTACTATCTTTGATTGATCTATACGATGCAGGGCAGTCTGATACCGCCAACTATATGACTGATCTAAACGATGCTCTTCTAGTTATTAGTGGTGATATTGAAGCAGCAGGACTATCCACAGAGGACGCCATCAAGCAGAAAGAAGCGAATATGCTTTTGCTTGAATCTGGAACTGATGTGAACGGTAATAAAACAAGTGTGACTGCAGGATATATTTACAAACAATATGATGTGAACGGTGTAGAAGCATACAAAGACAGAGTACGCAAGGATATCCACGAAATCTCAATGGTTCCTGATCTTACTGATGACAATTTTTCCGGAGTGCAATCAGGAGAAGCGATGAAATATAAATTATTTGGATTTGAACAAATGACGGCAACAAAGCAAAGGTTATTCAAAAAGGGTCTTATGCGGCGTTATCGTCTTTTATTTAGCCTAAAATCAAGTATTTCTGAAATGGATAACTCCGATTTGAAAGGCTTACGTGTAATATTTACGCCTAATCTACCTAAAGCCATTCTGGAAGAGTTGAAATCTTTGGTTGATGCTGGAGCTGAACTCAGTCAAGAGACGATCTTAGGACTCGCTTCTTTTGTTCCAGATGTACAGGCAGAGTTGAAACGAGTAAATAAAGAAACGCAAAAGCAGATTGGCATTTTTGATTCAGATGGTGAAGAAGTAATTAGCAACAAAAAAGATGAAACAGGGGAGTGATTAAATGAACTCCCAAGAATATTGGATCAAACGGGAAAAAGAATGGCAAAAGCAACAAATTAAAGATGATAAAAAGCGCATGGCAGAAATTAAAAGTCGCATGCAATACGCACAAGATGCGATACAAAAAGAAATAGACGCGCAGTGGGACAGTTTCTCCAATGGTCAGAAAATCACTCGTAGTGAAGCGATGAAGCGTGCTAGTGAAATGGATGTCAAAGCATTCGCTCGCAAAGCAAAGAAGTATGTCAAAGAGAAAGATTTTTCTCCTACAGCAAACCAAGAATTAAAGCTATACAATCTTACGATGCGTGTAAATAGATTAGAGCTCTTAAAAGCTAATATCGGACTTGAACTGATTTCACTGTTTAATGAATTGGATAAGTACTTTTCGAATGAATTAACAAAAGCTGGTTTAGCTGAATTGAAGAGACAAGCCGGCATTTTAGAAATGACTATTGCTTCAAGTGGATATGCAAAGCTGATAGAACTAGTAATAAACAGCTCCTTTTTGAGTGATGACGTGTCTTTTAGTGATCGCTTATGGATGTATCAATCAGAATTGAAATCAGAATTAGATAGGTTGTTACTGAGAAGTATAACGATGGGGAAAAATCCCAAGCAACTTGCATCTAAATTGGCAGAATATTTAACAGCTGAAGGACGAGAAAACACTAAGTTCAACATTCAACGTTTGATGGTGACTGAAACGACTAGAGTTCAGGTAGGGATCCAAGAACGAAGTTACAGGGATGCAGGCGTTACCCAGTACATCTATATAGCAGAACCAACGGCGTGCAAACTATGTATACCGTTAAATAATCAAGTTTTTGATGTTGCCGATATGCAGCCAGGAAGGAACGCTCCTAATATGCATCCATTTTGTCGATGCAGTACAACACCTTATATAGAACGAATATCAAGCCGTTAACACAAATTAACGGCTTTTTATTGTGCCTTCTTACAGCTTACAGGCGTTAAAGAGAAAGCTATTTTCGGCTGACCGGCGTAACTGGTCAAATTTATCGGGTAGCGGCGTAACCGTGGAGGATTAATCATGAAAAAACGTTTATTTATGCCAATGAACTTACAATTTTTTTCTGAACCAGGAGATGGTGGATCTGGTGATGAGGGACAACAAGGAAACCTACCAGCTGGCTCACAAGAGACACCGACCGAAGCAAAAGAAGAAAACAATACTGGCAAAACATTTTCTCGTGATGAAGTAGCGAAAATGATCGCTGCTGAGACGAATAAAGCAAAAGCAGCGTGGGAAAAAGAACTAGAAGCAAAAAAAGAAGAAGCTAAAAAGCTGGCAAAAATGAATGCGGAAGAAAAACTACAGCATGAGTTGGAACAAAAAGAAGCTGAAATCGCTGAATTAAAGCGTGGACAGGCACTATCTGAAATGACGAAAGAAGCTTCTAAAATGCTGACAGATGCAAATTTACCACACGATGATGATTTACTTGGTCTGATTGTTTCTGATGATGCAGATGCCACAAAACAAGCTGTAGCAGTCATCACTAACTTTGCTTCTTTGATTAAGAGAGAAAACGCAAGACAAACACCACCAAATGAAGGTGGACAATTTACAGCATCGAAAAATACTAAAGAAACAGTGGCTAAACTAGCTGCTAAAAATCGAATTATCAAATAGGAGGAAAACTTAATGAAAAAGAAACAACTTTTACCAATGAACTTGCAAATGTTTGCTCAAACATGGGATCCAGATAATGTCTTGGTATATGAAACGAAAGAGGGAAAAATTCCTGATAAATATAATACGCTCATTTTGAGTGAAGTTATGGAAAATTCTAAGATCATGCAGTTAGCAAAATACGAAGAAATGACTGACAAAGAAAAGAAATTTGAATACTTTGCAGAAGGACCAGGCGCATACTGGGTGGGTGAAGGTGAAAAAATTAAAACGTCTAAACCTAAATGGATGCAAGCTACGATGACTGCAAAAAAACTCGGTGTCATTCTTCCGGTTTCTCGTGAATATTTAAATTATAAATTATCAGATTTCTTTGAGGAGATGCAGCCAAAAATTGCTGAAGCATTCTATAAAAAATTTGATGCAGCTGCCTTATTAAATAAAGAAAACCCATTTCCTCAGTCACTAGACGGATCAGTTATTAGTGCGGGGAATGTGGTTGAAGGCGGATTGACTTATGATAATATCCTAGCCTTAGAAGACAAATTAGCAGAAAATGAATTTGAACCTAATGCGTTTATTTCAAACCGAAAAAATCGTACAGAATTACGTTCTGCAGCTCAAACAGTAGGGTCAAATGTTGAGTTTATTTATGATCGCTCTGCTAATACAATTGACGGATTACCAGTAGTAGACCTTAAGTCTTTAGATAAAGGAACTCTTTACGCTGGAGACTTTAATTACATGTTTTATGGAATCCCATATAATATTTCATTTAAGATTTCTGAAGAAGCCCAATTGTCTACTTTAACTAATGAAGATGGAACCCCAGTTAACTTGTTTGAGCAAGAACTGATTGCTTTGCGTGCAACAATGGATGTTGGATTTATGATTGTAAAAGATGAAGCATTTGGGAAGATTTCCCCAAAAGCGTAACGCCTGCTACCGGTATTGTGCCAAATCAAAAGACATGGACCGGTAAAGTAGGCGATACTAAAACATTTACTATTTCAGCTGTGCCTGCAGATGCTAGCGATGCAGTTACTGTTGTTGCAGCTACTACAGCAACTTCAAGTGATGGAGCTATCGCAACAGTGACCAAAAATGAAAATGGTGGTTTTGATGGAACGATTGCGGCAGAAGGATCAGCAACATTCACATTTACTTCTGGAGAATTCACTACTTCAATCAATGTGACAGGTCAACCTGCTAGTTAGGAAGTAAAAATATGACGATTGCAGAGGATATTAAAAAACTTCTTAAAGGAACACTAGATGAAAAGCTTGAAGTTATTGAGCGAAGAACGAATGAGCGTATGAAAACCTTGTTAAATACGCAAGAAGTTCCTAAAGAATTTGAAACAGTTGTATATGAAGTATCGTTGAAAAGATTCAATAGAATTGGTCAAGAAGGTATGCAGTCATATTCTCAAGAAGGTTTATCTATGGCTTTTCCTGATTCGGATTTTTCAGAGTATCAAAATGAGATTGACGAATTTAAGCATAAAGATCAGGAAGAGTTGTACAAGCCAAATCGAGGGAGGTTTAAATTTATATGAGATTTACAGATGAAATTATATTTGTTAAACGTTCATCTGACTCTAAATATGATCCAGATCTCGGTGAGTGGGTTGAAGGCAAACCAGAAAGAACAAGAACAGAGGCAAACGTGACGGATATTGGCACTGATAGAAGTGTGACTATTTTTGGTAGTGTGGAAGAAGGGGCGAAGGTCATTAGGACGCAGCCTCTTTTTTCTATCCCTACATTTGACTATATCGAGATTGAAGGAAAGACTTGGCAACAAAAAACAGCTAGAAATCCAGCATATAGAAATAGTTTAATTGTGCAAGAGGTGGTTCTTGATGAAGGCACAACTTGAATATAAAGGAATCGATCAGCTGATGCGACATCTGAAAAAAGCAGCAACGCTTAATGACGTTCAAAAAGTCGTGAAAAGTAATACTGCTGAAATGACTGAACGAATGCAAAAAGGTGCGCCAGTGGATACAGGTTACTTACGAAGATCAATAAACATGAATCTTTTAGAAGCTGGTTTAACTGGTATTGTAGGACCGACAGCAGACTATGCTCCTTATGTAGAATATGGAACTCGCTTTATGTCGGCCCAGCCTTATGTTAGACCAGCTTTTAATTATCAAAAAGTCAAATTTATGGCTGAAATGAAAGCCTTGGTGAAATAATGATTAAGACAAGAGATCAGTCGATTTTTGATGAACTTTTTAAAATATCCCAAAACAAACTTGGATATAAAACATACGATTACAAAACTTTAGAGGATGTTGGTTATCCCTTTGTGGAATTTGAGAACACTCAGACCATCCATGAAGTAAATAAAACTGACATTAAAGGGTCTGTGATTGTGGTTTTATCCGTTTGGGGATTACAGAAGAAACGAAAGCAGGTGTCAGATATGGCATCTGCTCTTTTTAATGAAGCTAGATTGATAGAAGCCACAGAAGGCTATTATTGGGCTTTAAATTATCAAGCAAGTGGAATTCAAGTGATGGATGATACAACAACGAATACACCGCTAAAACGGGCGGTTGTCACACTTGAATTTAGAATTAGATAGGAGGAAGAACATGGAAGCATTAAAAGGTATTGATGTCATTTTGCTTTATCGCTTATTGAAAAAAGAAACTCAGGAAGCTGCTTGGAAAATGGCATTTCAAACAGAACACGAAAATGGTTTATCAAGAGATCCAGACTCTACAGTGACAAAAGACGGAAACGTTCAAAGTTTAAGCCCAGTTGAATATGATTTTTCGGCTACTTCAATAGTTGCTAAAGGAGATTCCCATGTAGATGAAATGAAACAAGCCTTATTAAATGGCGATATCATTGAAATTTGGGAAATCAACAAAGCAGAACAGGGAACAGATGATAATGCAAATAAGTACAAAGCTACTTATTACCAAGCATATGTGTCTGAATTTACTCCATCGGCTGCTGCAGAGGATAACGTTGAATTAAGTTTATCATTTGCAGTAAATGGTGTTGGTCAAGATGGTTATGCAACCTTGACAGAAGATCAAGCTGCTGTCGTTCAATATACATTCAAAGATACCGTGAAAGCAACTTCGACAGGATCATAGGAGAGCTTAGACGCTCTCTTTTTATTTTAAGGAGGATGAAAAGCAATGAGGCTAGTTATAAAGGAAAAAGAATATGATTTTATTTTTGGTTATGGATTCATTAAAGAGATGAATCGTCGATATTCTGTGACTGAACAAGGGTTAACGATGAAAATGGGAATGGAAACAATATTATCAAATTTTCTTAATAAAGATGTAGAAACTCTTGTAGAGATGTTGAAAGTTGCTAATTCAACAGAAACACCGAAAGTAAGTGAGATCGCAATTGCAGATTACATTGAAGAAAATGGTAGCGAGCAGTTGTTTGATGATGTTTTAGAAGAGTTAAAAAAGTCGGAATTTACAAAATTGAAGACAAGCCAACTTCTAGAAGAATTACAAAAAAGATAGATTTTGATGAAATTTATGAAGAGTTTCAATTGAATTGTCTACGTTATTTGGGAATAAATGATTTTAATCAAATGGATCGCTTAACAATAAGCGAATACAGACTAAGACAAAAAGCTCATCAGTTAAAAATGTTAGACAAAGAATATTTGATTCATCTTGCCGCTTGGAAAAATTACGAAGTTCAAGCACAAGAGAAAAAAGGTAAAAAACAAGTTCCGATTTATCAAACCTTCAAATCTTTCTTTAATTATAAACAAAAAGAGCAAGAAATTATCGGAGTAAAAGAGGTAATAGACAGCGAACTGGTCAATCTGATTAAAAAAGCAAATAAATAAGAAAGGAGGTAGAGTATGGAAAGCTATTCTGTGCAAGCGATCCTTACAGCAGTTGATAAGAATTTTTCATCTACAATGAAAAGTGCTCAAAATGAAACGGATGGTTTGCAAGACAATACAAACAAGTTTGGTACTTCTATTACGGATATTGCAAAGGGTATGGGCATTTTCAAAGTGTTGGATGCAGCCGTTCAAACAGTGACACAATCAGTCGGTGGTGCGGTTAATCGTTTTGATACGCTTAATAAATATCCTACGGTGATGAAGGCACTAGGATATTCTACGCAAGAAGTTGATGGATCAATGCAAAAATTGACTAAGGGTATAGATGGGTTGCCAACTTCATTAGATGAAATTGTTTCAAATACACAGCAATTAGCTATCTCAACGGGTAGCTTAAATAAAGGAACAGACACAGCCCTAGCCTTAAACAATGCTTTTTTAGCATCAGGTGCTTCTACAGCTGATGCAAGCCGAGGAATGCAACAATATCAACAAATGTTAGCAAAAGGTACAGTCGATATGCAGTCGTGGCGAACATTACAAGAAACTATGCCGATTGCAATGGACAAAGTAGCAAAGTCATTCAAAGATCAAGGTGTTAACTCTGTCACTGATCTTTATTCTGCATTACAGAGTGGTAAAATCACTTTTGACGATTTTAACAATCGATTAATTGAGTTAAACGATGGCGTTGGCGGTTTTGCTGATCTAGCTAAGAAAAACTCAGCCGGAATTAAAACCTCATTTCAAAATATAAAAACAGCAGTTGTTAAAGGTTTGGCAAATATCTTTAAAGCTATTGATGAAGGAATGCAAAATGCTGGTCTTGGTTCAATTGCTGAAAATTTGAGCAAATTACAAGGTCTAATTACGAACATTTTCAATACAATCATTACTGTTTTACCATCTGTTATTAGCTTTTTATCTACTCTTTATCAAATTATCGAACCTTTCTTACCGATGATTACAGCAATAGTCGCAGCAGTTGTAACTTATCAAACTGTTATGGGGATAGCAACTAAAGCTGTAAAAATATATACAACCGCACAACAATTGATGAACGCTGTTATGACTGCTAATCCAATAGGATTGATAATAACTGGTATCATTTTGTTAGTGGGTGCATTTATTTACTTGTGGAATACAAGTGAAGGATTTCGTAATTTTTGGATTAATTTGTGGGATTCAATTAAAAATATTGTAAGCACGTCTGTTGAATGGGTAAGAAATGTTTGGGACAAGTTTACGTCTTGGTTATCGGAGACATCGAATAACATTTCTAATAACGTAAAACAAGCCTGGAACAACTTAAAACAAGGAACAATCAACTTGTTCAACAATACGATTCAAGGTGCAAAAAATATTTGGGACTCCTTTAAGTCGTGGATCATCAACTTAATTACAGGGGCGAAAGATAATATAATTCAAGGATGGGAAAATCTAAAGCAAGGGACTATTAATGCTTTTAACAACTTAGTAAATGGTGCTCAAGAGGCATGGGATAATTTAGTAAATGCTGTTAGTGATACGGTAGATAGAGTAACTGGCTGGTTTGATAACTTGAAAAATATCGACTTATTAGCAGCCGGAAAAGCCATCATGGATAGTTTTCTAGAAGGGTTACAAAATGCATGGAAATCTGTGCAAGATTTTGTTGGAGGTATTGGTGATTGGATTCGTGAACACAAAGGACCTATCCAATACGATAGAAAGCTATTGATTCCAGCTGGTCAGGCTATTATGAATGGTCTGCATAAAGGTCTGATGGGAGGATTCAATGATGTACAGAATACTGTTGGAGGTATGGCGGACTTTATCGCGGAACTTTTCAATGCAAATCCTGATGTAGATATAGCTACAAATCTGAAAAATGCAAATAAAAACATTGGTGCAGAAGTTGAACATAAAGTAAATATGGGTGGCTCTACTAAACCAGCTGTATTTAAATTCAATCTTGGAAGACAATCGTTTAGATTGTTTGTGGACGATATTTCACAAGCTATGGGCGAAGGTGCAGACATTAATCTAGAATTTTAGGAGGGAATATTTTGGATCAGCGAGAAAATAAAATGTACTCATTCAAAGACACAACTATTAATCTCACTAGTTCTAAACGATTCCTTCCGACGTCTGCCATGATGTACGATGGAATGTATTTAGAAGATTTGATTGAGGGGTATCAAACACTCACGGTTGAAGGTAGAGAAATGCTTTCTGTAGAAGTTGAACAGCAAGATATACAAATTGGTTCAATCATTACAAATCAGAAAATACCTTCAAGAACGCTAAAAATAACATACAAGTTGGAAGACAGAGATCCAGAAAAACTACAGTTTAAATTCAAAGAGCTGTTGAATTATTTATACCGGAATGAAGACGTGGAAATTAGGTTTCATGATGAATTAGATTTTTATTACTACGGTCGCTATACATCAACTGATACTGTTCCAGGAGACTCTAACTCTATTATTTCAAGTTTTAATGTATTCTGTGCGGACCCACTAAAGTATACAAAAGAATGTGTTAGTGATGGCTATATTGGAAATCCGATACAGTTTCCTATAACACCAAGAAAAATTGAAGTCACTTTATCCATGAATAATTCAATCAAAATTACAAACGGAGAACAAAATATCACGATTACTGACGCGGCAATAAAAACAGGAGACGTGTTGATTTTTGATTTCTCCGATGAGCAGGTAACTGTAAACGGAGAAGATTGTACTTCTATTATTGATTTAGAAAGTGATTTTGAGAACTTTTATCTCAAGCAAGGTCAGAAGATAACTAGCAATAATGGAAACCTTAAAATATTCTATAGGGGGGCGACAATTTGAGTGAGACAGTTTATTTCTTTGATCACTTGCAAAAACTTATTAAAAGAAAAAATAAAAGAAGTTTGATTGAAGTCTCCCAAGAAAAAGAAATTAGTTCTGATAAGAGTGATCTAATGAAAGATACTCTTTACGTTACGACAAAATATGATAAAGAAATAGAGGATGCAAGATATATGGCGATTCGTGAAAACGAGTCGTCTTTTTCGTTGTATCGAATTACTAAAGTTAGCGACCCATCTGAAACATTAGAGTTTACAGGGTTAGGATTTGCGACAAATGAATTAGATGCTTACATCATCAAAGATATTAGACCGAGTGGGCAGTCCTTAAAAAATGTTCTTGATCGATTGATTGAATTTACTGAAGGAAATTGGCGCGTTGGTCACGTAGAAGCAATGTTACCAACAGTAACTGCAACTTTTTACTATGTCTCTGTAAAAGAAGCGTTGAAAGAATTGCAAACCTTAGGTATGGAATTTGTCTTTAGGTGTTCTTTGAATTCTGATGGAATAAAGGATAAATGGATCGAAGTATATGAACAAATTGGTGAAGAATCGAATACACGTTTTGTATATGGTAGTAAAGCATTAACAGTTGTAAGAGAGATAGATAGAAGCTCAATCTCAACTTCAATGATAGGTCGTGGGCGAGGCGAAGAGGTTGGTGACGGATACGGTAGAAGAATTGAATTCACTGATGTTGAATGGAAAAAGTCGAATGGTGATCCTTTAGATAAGCCTAAAGGCCAAAATTGGCTTGAAGATCCGGAAGCAACTCAAAAGTATGGGATACCACAAAAAGATGGATCAATGAGAAAACGAGAAACCGTAGTAGTGTTTGATGATATAGATGATCCAACAGAATTACTTAAAAATACTTATTCAACCTTAATCGATTCTGCTAGACCGTTAGTACAATTCAAAGCTGAAGTCACTGGAGGAGATGTGATAGGAAATACAGTGACTATTCACAGATACGATAAAGGTTATCACTATAAAACTCGTATTTATAAAACTACATTCAATCGGCTTACCGGTCAAACCCATATCGAACTAGGAGATAATTTAACACAAGACGTTAGAAAACAAACGGCTTCTATTGTCAATAATATTAATAGTTTAGAATCTAGCAAAATGACATTTTACGAATCGACAGAGATTGGAAAATATCAAGATGACATTATGCGAGGCGCAGGAGATAATGGCGGTTCTATTTATTGGGTAAATGGAATTGAAGCTGGTGTTAGTGATAGTAGAGAAATCTATGAAACTGTTTATATGGATGGACCTAACATTCCTAGATCACGCTTTTTTATGGTCCAAAATAACTCAGGAATATCTTTCAAACAGTGTAAAAAAGGTGAATGGCAAACAATCCAAGATGTACACAATGGCGATAGTACGACTGCGTGGACGTTGGATGGAACTTTCAATGCTAATTTTATTCAAGCAGGAATTCTTTCCGGCATTCTCGTGCAAGGGGTAGCTTTAAAGACATTGGATGATAAAGATTTCCAATTAGTGGCAGAAGGAGGACAACTTTCCTTTGAAAAAAAGGTCATTTCAACTGGGCTTGACGATGTTCACGGAGAATCGCTTGGATCCATCGTAGCAACTTATGGTGGCGGAAAAATAAATGGGTTTGCTGTATGGAAAGAACCAAACTATATTTTTTCCATTAACGCTGGGGACGGCGGCGATCGAGGGAATCCTGTTTTTCAAATTCCAGCAGATGTTACTGCTGATAAGCGCAAATATAATCTTTACGGTGATGGTAAATTCTCAGAAGGGAATATAACCATGGATGGCCGTCTAGATGTCAAAGAATTATATGTGAACGGCGTTAAAATCGATACAAACGGTGGTGACAACACCGGAGGAAACGATAACGGTTGGAATGGACAATATCCGCCAGAAGTAACTACTGACAGGGATAAACGTTATTGGCAGATTTGGGCAATGGCAATAGGTGCTGGCTTTACTAAACAAGCTGCTGCAGCCTTACTTGGAAATGCTCAAGGAGAATCAGATGCTAATCCAACCGCCGATGAGGGTAATGGCGCACCTGGGTTCGGTTATGGTGTATGGCAATGGACGGATTCCACAGGGGCAACTAGCGGACGTGTCTACATGATCAATTTAATGACAAAGGCTGGCATCAGTGATGATCCAGACACGATCACGGCGCAGTTCAAATTGTTGATGTGGCATGCACCAAATGGTCAATGGATCGCAACTAGCGCTTATCCTTATACATGGACACAATTCATGAATCTGACCGATATCAACACCGCAGCACAAGCATTCGTGGCTAACTTTGAACGTCCACGTGATCCACATCCAGAACGGACGACATGGGCACAAGAATGGTATGACAAATTTAAAGATTTGGAAATTCCTGCATCAAAAGGGTATATAAAGCCAATTGCAGATCCAATCACAGTGACGAGCGAATTTGGCTGGCGCACTTCTCCAATTACAGGCGCACAAGAATTTCATAACGGTATTGACCTTGTAAATGGAAATCCTAATACACCTATTTTTGCTTCAGCAGATGGCGAAGTGATCGTTGCAGGAGATGCGAACTATTATGACTGGTATGGAAACTGGACAGTAATCAAACATGCTGATGGAATGTATACAGGTTATGCACATCAAAGCCGTGTGGATGTCTCAAAAGGTCAAAAAGTAACTGCTGGTCAGCAAATTGGACTGATGGGGACAACGGGACCATCAACTGGAGAACATCTTCATTTCCAATTTATGGATGAATTTTATCCATCTTCTTCTGGCCATTTCCATAATGCAAGAGACTATATCAATTTCTAAAGGAGGGATAGTCGTGGCAGAAACGCAACATAAAATGGTCCTATCCACCACAGAACCAAATAACGGAATAAATTTGGTTCGGATTCGGCAAGGGGATGTTTTAACTCAAAAGTTCGTTGTTGAAGTAGTAGAACATGGAAAACTAAAAACATTCGATGGCCTAGTGCCATTTTTTATTAACACAACAAAATTTGGCGAAAATCAACCTGTTGAACAAAAAGTACAAGAATACAGTCCGGCACAAGCAAGGCTTGTTTATACGTTAAGTGAGCCTGACTGGCAATGGGGCGGTGAAAACATCGCACATTTCAGTTTCCGATCACTTAATGGTGATGGAACTTGGAGTGAACAATTTAGCACACAGGATTTTACCTATCGAGTCATTTCTGGAATATCTAGAAGCCAGTTACGTGATTCTGGCTATGTGTGGACCTTTGAGGATTTGCTAAGAAAATTCAAAGATTACATGGATCAGGGCAAAAATGACTGGGAGCAGTGGTTAGAAGATAATCGTGAAATACTGGAAAATATCGATCCAGGTGGTACGATCATTAACATTTTGAATGAAGCAAAAGGAGATTATGACAGTTTAGCCGCTCGCTTAGACGATATTCAAAATAAAACATTCAATGTTCCTAAAGGTGCAGAACAAGTGCCAATCAAAAGAGACAAACTTTTCTACGACAGAGGAGCGTATAACTACGTTCGCCCTACTAACTTAGACACAGTGATCGCGCAAGCGGATAAAACTAAGTTTAACATGGGATTCATGACGGATATCCACGTCGATTCACACGAGCAATTCTTAGATCACTTCGACCAGAAAGACAAAACAGAACGTCGTTGGAGCATTGTCGGACAATTCAGGACGCTAGAAACCTTTGCGGACGCGATGGTGTACGGCGGGGATAATATTGACGGATACAGTGGAGGAACAGCATCGGGTATTTATCCTTATACCGAACAAGAAAGACGCGCGAAGAACTTACACGTGTTGAAACGCTTTGCTAGCGTAGCGACAGCAGGCGCAGAAGTTCCGATCATTCTTTGCCGTGGTAACCACGAAACAGGGAAAATTCCGTATCAAGTCGATGGACGTTCCCGAGAAGATTCGTTGACAGGTTCGGACATTAGGGAAGCTTACGGCGGACGCTTCGGCGCTGCTTTGTTTCCTAGTAAAAAAGTTGCGATTTACCGTATCGATACCGATGATTTCGAAGACGCTACGAACTCACAAGGCAAATTTATTGAGCATGCCGGATACTATAATGGACAAACCTTCCCAACAGGCAAACTAGGGCAAAATCAATTGCATGCCTTTGGACAATGGTTAGAACAACTTGATAGAAGCTATCACGTTGTAATCGTAGGACATGTGCCTATGGAAAGAGAAAACGACGTAGCAAACGTGACGAAACTAGGAACCTTACTAGACGGCTTCAAACAAGGAGCAAGCGTAACTATTGATTACGATACAATGAACGGTTACAACCCGAGTCCTATGGGACAAAAGACTTACAACTTCGCAACAAAAGGACGCGGAACAGTTGCGGCAATCTTCGCCGGACATTGGCACTACGAAACAGTAAAAAATTTAGGCACAACACAAATCATCGTTTGCACAAACGCCTTTCCTTCCGAAGAACAGTACAACACAGCGAATGAAGCGGGGTTCGCAAACATACAAATTGATACGGCAAAACGTACGATCAAAGTACAAGGTGTGGGCCACTACACTAACCGCAATTTCACGTATTAGGAGGTTTAATCAGTGGAAAAAGAAGTTGAAAAATTGCAAGAATCTGTCAAATGGATTTTACAACAATTAGAAATTCATTTCGACGGCACACCACAGCAAGCACACGTGGACGCTACACCGTTAAATGCCGGTTTTTGTACTCCTGAAATCGCAATGAACGCGCGTGGTATTGCTTTGAAGGATAATGAGCTAGGCTGGAAGTATACTAACGTGTATGACGTTCCACCGGGCTTTTATGCCACCACTAACCAATGGTACAAAAACGGGCAGATAACGATGTTTGGCGATGGTTCGATCATGTTACTAGGTGTTATGCAAGAACACAATAAACGGAAACTGCTTTGGGCTTCGGACGGTTACGGCGGAAACATCTACATCGCGCGCACGCATAACGATGATAACGGATATAATAGCCCAGGTTTCCGTAAAGTTGTAACAACCTTTGAGCTATTCAAAGGCGAAAAACATGGCGTGGGTACAACGATTGACTTAAAAGATAGCATGAAACACTATAGTTCCATGCGCATTCACATTCAAGGTTGGGGCGGTCAAGTGTACGAAGCAAACAACGTGATTTCTCCAGTTGTCATGTTTAGCAACTTATATGACGATGCTGGCGGGTTAGAATTGTATGAGTTGAAACTAGAACGCGTGACAGACACACGCTATGAAATTGCTCGTTCTGCTCAAGTAGCAATCACTGAAAATATGAACTACCACAAAAGCACAAATGCAGAAATCCAAATCGTTAGAATAGAGGGTGTGAAATAATGGTGCAAATCATTAAAAGTGGGACAATAAAAGTGCCTACGCAACCGAAAGATTTTGATTTGAAAGCAACTGGATTAGTATTCAAATCATATGATAACCAAGTGGCACTAGAATTTAATGTGGAAAAACAAGACGGCACACCCGCAGACTTGTTAGGCGCTAACTTACGCTTATTAATGTTTATCTATGACGAAATAGACGGAACAGTGACCAAAGAGCCAATTCCGTTTATCACGAAAAATCTTATCACTGAAAGTTTTCTAAATGGACATGTCGTGTACATCTTGCCAGAAGCCATGAAAGCTTATAACGGCATGGTGGAAACTTATGTGTATATCGAATATTCAGACGGATCAACGAGCGATAACTTAGGTTTCACGTTCCGTATGCAACGTTCTAAGATTGATGGATTGGCACAAGATAAAGCAGACTACTTCATTACAGACTTCCAACAACTACTCGATGCAGTTAAACAAAAAGCAGCCGACGCATTGAATGAAGCATTAGAAAATGTAAATTTTGTAGTGAACGCTGCAAATGAAAAAATCGATGAGTTTGCTGATAAGATGAATAGTCAATGGGACAACTGGAATAAGTTCGTGCAAGATTCTAAAGATGTACTAGAAAACATCGATCCTAATGGAGCATTGCTTACAAAATTAAATGAGACCAACAAAAATCTAGATCAGCGTGGTATTAATGTTTTGACTCTTGGTTTGAAAAATGATGGGATCACAGATAATTATGATAAGTTAACGGAAATAGCATCTACTTTGTCCAGTGGTTCAAAATTGTTTTTTCCTGCTGGCAAGTATGTACTTTCAAATAATTTTCCTTTCAGAAAACAAATTCATATAGAAGGTATCAAACCTAAATATGAAAATGGAGATTTAGTTGATGGAACTGTATTTACTGGCGGTGGTGTCTATTTCAGAGCGGGATCAAGTGGTTCGACTGTGAAAAACGTTGGTGTCATAAACAAAGACAAACCAAACGGTTTTGATATTCGAGAAGAAATTAGTAATATTACCATAGATAACTGTATCACAATAGCACGTGATCACGGTTTTTTAATTGAATCATACACTGGACTAGTTAAAGATACTACAGTATCGAATTGCCAGACACATGATGGAATACATGGTTTTATATCAAAAGCTCAAAATACTAATTTTATTAACTGTCAAGCTAACAAACATTCTAGCTGGGGATTCGGAGCAATAGCTGACAATATACCTGCGTCTGATAGAAAAGGAGAAGCAATCAACAATAAAATTTCAGATTGTCGAGCAATAGAATGTGGTGTAGGCTTCAGTCAATATAAACGTGACTATTTTAGTAACGTTGGTGACTTAAGCTGTGTCGGGAATCAATTTTCAAATTGTTCTGCAATAGACTGTACAGTTCCGCTAAGTTTAGGTGATGCAGTTGGAGATACTGGGGGAGGTAAATATACCAGTTTTCCGGTAGCTGACACTACAATTGTTAATTTCAATGAAACGGGATCAGCAAGTCCAGCTAGAGCGTATCAAACAATCAATCTAAATATTTCTGGCATTAGCTTATCACAGAATATGACTCTCCGAAGAGATGCAAATAATGTTGACGTCGCAATTAGCTCTGTGACTGGTGGGAAAGCAGGGCAACTATTTGATATACAAGAATTAGAAAGAGGATCAGTTCCCTCGCTTAAATTCGGAAGATATTTTCGAACTAATAATTCTGAAAAAATGATAATTGCTGATTTCAAAGATGGTAAAGACGGCGAGACTTATGAAATTAATTTATGGGATAACAACACAACTATTAAAGGTTCTTCTACGGTATTTTTATTAGGGCCTTCAATAGCTGGTCGAGGCAGCTCGATTCGTTTTAAATACCAAGATGGCGTATACTTTGAAATTTCTCGTGGAATGCCTATGACTAGATTCTTAAATCTAAATTATCAAAATGCTTCTAATTTAGATATTTCAAATTATAATTTCATCGATATTTACGGCTCCGGCACAATGACGAATAAAATAAAAATATTATCACCGGAACGTTCTACTGCTGTTATTACTGTTTTAGTGCGTTCATCCTCTGGCACATTTAATTTTGGTGGTTTTGATGAAACTCAATTTGTGGTTCCAGATGATTTATCCAAAACAGTTTCATTTGGAACTGGCTTGATTACTCAATGGGCTTGGATGGCTGCGGTAGGGAAATACGTATTAGTAAGTAAAAATAACACAAAATACGCTTAGCATAATATTTACACACAACTATTATCCTTGAAAATATCAGAAGTAAAACCTGTATAAAATACTAATTTTGATACCAACACGCTCAAAGGAGGGTGTTTTTTATTTTGCAATGAAAAAGGAGTGAATGCTACAGCATGGAAAAATTATTGGAGTCGTTGCTTTCAAATCCTGAACAAATAAGTTTTGCAGTATTGTTTGTTGGTTTGTTTATTTGGGTAATGAAACAAAATAATGAGAGGGAAGAAAGATATCAAAACACGATTGACAAGTTAACAAATGCTTTAGGAGATGTGGAAGATATCAAAAGCACTGTGGAAAAAATCCACGAAAAATTAAAATAAAAGGAGGTGAGATTATGGAAAAAGCAATTAATGAAATTATTGGAACGGGCGTAATCATAAGTCCAATAGTAATGATTTTAGTTGAAGTAATGAAGAAGCCAAAACTAATTCCCTCACAATGGTTAGCACCAGCTGCTTGTCTTGTGGGGGTTTTGTTTGCAGTTGTTTTGGCAGTGACATATCCCGAGCTGGGATCATGGCAGCAATTAGCACTATCTGGAATTGTTGCTGGAGGCATTGCAAGTGGTATTTATACACAAACTAAATTAAAAAAGTAGGAGGAAAAAATATGAAAAAGAAAATTTTTGTAGGAGCCGTTGTGGCTCTTTTTTTGTTGCCAGTAAACGCATTTGCCTATACTATTAACGATGAATATAATCTAGCTCCAAATCAAGGGGATTCAAGATTAGCAATCCCAAACAAAATTATTTTACATGAAACTGGGATAGATGCACCTGCAAGAAACGTAGCCGCCAACATGAAAAATAATTATAACGGAAGTAATCCTTATACTACAGATGTTATTGGTGACGGTGGGATTGTTTACCGTGTGGGTGAGCAAGGATATGTTTCGTGGGGTGCTGGTAACGCCAACCCTTATGCGCCTGTACAGATTGAATTACAGCGCACATATGATAAAGCATTGTTTGAGAAAAACTATCGAGCTTACATTGAATATACAAGAGATAGTGCAAAAAAATATGGAATTCCATTGACTCTTGATCAAGGAACTTCTTTATTTACAAAAGGAATCATTTCTCATTTGTGGGTAACAAATTATGTTTGGGGGAATCACACCGATCCATATGGTTACTTATCGCAAATGGGAGTTAGCAAAGAAAAGCTTGCTTATGATTTAGCTCATGGATTTACCGATGAAAATCCGACAACTTCAGATGATAAACCAGTCATTGATCCAACTAGAGCAGGTGCGGCAAATCCTACCTTGACAGATGGAACGAACTACGCCCACATTGATCAGTTCGGAGAAATCGAAAACGCAAACTTACATGTGGCTGGTTGGCACATCGCTAACTATAAATACGAGTATATCTTCATTATGGATTACAACACTGGGAAAGAATTAGCTCGAGTAAGAGCTGATGGAATTT